GTATGCGAGGCGTGCGACGAGGCGATTCCGGAGCAGCACAAGACCTGGATGCTGGAGCACGGCGAGTGGCGTGCGCTGGTGCCGGAGAACGGGGCCAAGACGGCGGGATTCCACCTCTCGTCGTTGTACAGCCCGGTCGGCTGGCGCAGTTGGCGGGAGATTGCCGCCGCCTGGGAGAGTGCAGTGAACAAGGAATCCGGATCGGCGGCCGCCATCAAGACCTTCAAGAACACGGAATTGGGCGAGACCTGGGTCGAGGAAGGCGAGGCCCCGGACTGGCAGCGCCTGATCGAACGACGCGAGGACTACCCGGTCGGGCGCATCCCTGCCGGTGGTCTGCTGCTGGTGGGCGGTGCCGACGTGCAGAAAGATCGCATCGAGGCCTCGATCTGGGCCTTCGGGCGCGGCAAGGAATCGTGGCTCGTCGAGCACCGCGTGCTGATGGGCGATACCGCCCGCGATGCAGTGTGGAAGCGGCTGGCCGAACTCATCGCCGAAACGTGGTCGCACGAGTCGGGCGCGCAGTTGCCGCTCGCGCGCTTCGCACTGGACACCGGCTTCGCCACGCAGGAGGCCTACACCTTCGTGCGCTTGGCGCGCGATCCCCGCGTGATGGCGGTCAAGGGCGTGCCCAAGGGCGCGGCCCTGGTCGGTACGCCGACGGCGGTCGATCTGTCGCAGGGCGGCAAGAAGCTGCGCCGGGGCATCAGGGTGTTCTCGGTCGCGGTTGGCATCGCCAAGCTGGAGTTCTACAACAACCTGCGCAAAGCGGCGGACGTGCTGGAGGACGGCGTCACCCTGCGTTACCCCACCGGCTTCGTGCATCTGCCCAAGGTCGATGCCGAATTCGTGCAGCAACTCTGCGCCGAGCAGCTGATCACCCGGCGCAACCGCAACGGTTTCGCCATCCGCGAGTGGCAGAAGATGCGCGAGCGCAACGAAGCCCTGGACTGCTACGTGTATGCCCGCGCGGCAGCGAGTGCCGCCGGCCTCGACCGCTTCGAGGAACGGCATTGGCGCGAACTGGAACGGCAGATCGGACTCTCGCCCCCCGGCGATCCCGATCCGCAAATCGAGCAACCCACTGAGGCCACCCAACGCGGTGGCCTCGCTGTTTCTGGAACCCCGAGAACGGGCCGGCGCGTGATTCGTAGCCGCTGGTTCATCTGATCACCACCACTGGAGAACCCCACCATGAGTCTGCAAACCCAACTCAACAGCTTCGTCCTGCGCGTCGCCGAGGAATTCAACACCGTCAAGGGTCGCACTGGCACGCTGACGGCGCTCACCACCACCGACAAGTCGAGCCTGGTCGCGGCAATCAACGAACTGAAGGCCGCCATCCTGACGGCGGTGGCCATCGACGACCTGACGGTTGCCACGACCAGCACCTACTCCTCGTCGAAGATCGTCTCGGTACTCGATGCCCTCAAGGCCGACATCCTCGGTGGTGCCGACCCGGCCTTCGACACCCTGCTGGAACTCCAGCAGGCTTTGCAGAACGATCAGACCGGCATCGCGGCGCTCACCGCCGCCATCGACAAGCGGGTGCGGTTCGATGCCGCGCAGACGCTGACCGTCCCGGAACAGACGCAGGCGCGCAGCAACATAGGCGCGGTCGCCGCAACTGACATCGGCGATACCAACACCGATTTCGTCGCGATCTTCAACGCCGCCCTGGTGTAAGGCATGAGCCTCGTCGCCCAACTGTCGGCGCTCGCCACCCGCATCGGCACCGAGATCAAGGGGCTGATTCGCCCCGACCATCCCGGGCTCGCCCGGGCCTGGGCCAACTTCGGCTATGTCGGCGGGGCGATGGATCTGCGTGCCGCGCACAACGTCGCATCGGTCACCCGACTTTCCACGGGCCGATACCGAGTCACGTTTGCAGTGCCGTTCGCCGATGCCGATTACTGCTGGGTGGCGACGGGGCGCAGCAACACGGCGACAAAAACCATCCGTTTCGCTGCCGCGAGAAGCACGGCCGATGGCAAGACGACCACGGCCCTGGAACTGGTCTGCATCTCCAGCTCTGACTCGCTCGCGGACACCACGGAGATTAATTTGGTGGTCTATCGATGAGCACGCCGACCTACACCGAGGCCCAGCTGCAGGCGCTGCGGGATGCGCTGGCCAAGGGCGAGAAGCGCGTGTCCTTCGGCGACAAGACGGTCGAGTACCGCACCGTCGAGGAACTGAAACAGGCCATCGCCGAGGTCGAGGCCGCGATGCACAAGGATGCCGTGGCCACAGGCCTGTATCCGCGTGCGCCGCGCCAGATCCGGGTGACCACCGGGAAGGGATTCTGATGAGCTGGATGACCCGAATTCGCACCCTGTTTGGCGGCGCTCCGGCGCACGAGGCGGCCGGGCGTGGTCGTCGCGCGCTCGCGTGGATGCCGGGCAATCCCGGCGCGGTGGCGGCTATGCTCGCCACCTCCAACGAACTGCGCGTGAAATCCCGGGATCTGGTGCGCAGGAACGCTTGGGCCAATGCGGGCATCGAGGCCTTTGTCGCCAATGCAGTGGGCACTGGCATCAAGCCGCAGTCGATAGCGCAGGACGAAACCTTCCGCGTCGCCGTGCAGGCGCTCTGGCGCGACTGGACGGAAGAAGCAGATGCCACCGGCCAGACCGATTTCTACGGCTTGCAGTCCCTAGCGGCCCGGGCGATGTGCGAGGGCGGCGAGTGCTTCATCCGGCTGCGGCCCCGGCGTCCCGAGGATCGGCTGGCCGTGCCGCTTCAATTGCAGCTGCTGGAAGCCGAACACCTGCCGCTGACGCTCAATACCGAGCTGCCCTCGGGCAACGTGGTGCGCTCCGGCATCGAGTTCGACGCGATGGGGAAGCGCGTGGCCTACCACCTCTACCGCTCGCACCCCGAGGACGGTCGGCTCTCGCCGATGTCGGGCCAGGGCGGGCAAGACACCGTGCGGGTACCGGCGGCCGAGATCATGCATCTCTACCGCGTGCTGCGGCCCGGCCAGATTCGCGGCGAGCCCTGGCTGTCCAGGGCGTTGGTGAAGCTGAATGAGCTCGACCAGTACGACGATGCGGAACTTGTGCGCAAGAAAACCGCCGCGATGTTCGCCGGCTTCATCACGCGGCTCGCACCGGAGGACAACCTGGTGGGCGAAGGCCTGTCGGATGCCGACGGCGTGGCACTCGCCGGCCTGGAGCCGGGCACCTTGCAGATTCTGGAACCGGGCGAGGACGTCAAGTTTTCTGACCCCGCAGACGTTGGCGGCAGCTACGCGGAATTTCTGCGCACCCAGTTTCGGGCGGTGGCTGCCGCTATCGGCATCACCTACGAGCAGCTGACCGGCGACCTGACGGGCGTGAACTACTCGTCCATCCGAGCCGGCCTGTTGGAATTCCGCCGCCGGATGGAAGCCATCCAGCACGGCGTGATCGTCCATCAGCTGTGCCGCCCGGTATGGAATGCCTGGCTCGATCAAGCGGTGCTGGCAGGTAGCCTGGTTGCGCCCGGATATGCCCGCCGTCGCCGCGAGTACGCCGCCTGCAAGTGGATTCCCCAGGGCTGGCAGTGGGTCGATCCCGAGAAGGAATTCAAGGCGATGTTGCTGGCGATTCGCGCCGGCCTGATGTCCCGGTCGGAGGCGATCTCAGCCTTCGGCATGGATGCCGAGGACGTCGACCGCGAGATCGCTGCCGACAACGCCCGGGCCGATGCGCTTGGACTGATCCTCGATTCCGACCCGCGCAAGGCGGTCAAGGCCGCTACGACAACCCCGCCGCCCCCACCTCAGGACTGACCCCATGAACCTGTTGCCCCATATGGCGGCGCGCCTCTTCGGTGCACCGCTGATGATCCATCGTCCCAAGCTCGAGGTGATTCTCGCCGTGCTGGGCCCGCGCATCGGTCTGCCGCAGGCCGCAGTGCCGAGCGATGCCATTCCGGATCGATCTGTGCCCAGTGGTAGCGGCGGCATCGCCGTGCTGCCGATCTACGGCACGCTGGCGCGCCGCACGGTCGGACTGGAAGCCGAGTCCGGCCTCGCCAGTTACCAGAGCGTCGCCGCGATGCTGGACACGGCGGTGGCCGATCCCAACGTCGCGGCGATCCTGCTCGACATCGATAGCGCCGGCGGCGAGTCGGGCGGTGTGTTCGACCTGGCCGACCGGGTGCACGCCGCCACGAAGGTCAAGCCGGTCTGGGCGCTGGCCAACGACATGGCCTTCTCGGCGGCCTATGCCATCGGCTCGGCCGCCAGTCGCTTCACCGTCACTCGCACCGGCGGCGTCGGCTCCATCGGCGTCATCGCGATGCACGCCGACCAGTCGGTGAAGGATGCAAAGGACGGCGTGCGCTACACCACCGTCTTCGCCGGGGCGCGCAAGAACGACCTCAATCCGCACGAGCCGATCTCCGACGAGGCGCACGCGTTCCTCAAGGCCGAGGTCGGGCGCGTCTACGACCTGTTCGTCGACACCGTCGCCCGCTACCGGAATCTCTCGGCGGATGCGGTACGGGCCACCGAGGCCGGCATCTATTTCGGGGCCGACGCAGTCGCCGCCGGTCTGGCCGATGCCGTCGGCACCTTCGACGACGTACTGCTCGAACTCGCCGATTCGCTTTCTCAACGTCTTGTGTTGCCGGCTGCCTTTTCCACGGTGGCGGCCACGCAGGGCATTTCCTCGCAACTCAGACTGGAGACCTCCATGAATGAACCCGCAACCCCTGCTGCTGATGGGAATGGCGTTGATCCTGATCGCGCTACTCCTGCGACGCCCACCCCGGCAATGACCATCGACGACGCTCAGGAAGTCGCCGAGCTCTGCGCGCTGGCCGGCTGTCCCGAACGCATTCCGGGCTACCTCGCCGCGCGCACGTCGCCCGCCAAGGTACGCAGCCAACTGCTGACTGCCCGCGCCGACGGCCCGGAAATCACGAGCCGCATCGCACCGGATGCGGCCAAGCCGAATCCCCAATCCCTCAACGACAACCCGCTGGTGATGGCCGCTCGTGCCCGCGCCGGCAAGGAGAACTGAAATGCCCGCCATCACCGAAGGACTCAACCTCGGCGACCTTCTGAAGTACGAAGCGCCGAACCTGTTTTCCCGCGACCAGGTGACGGTCGCCTCCGGCCAGACGCTGCCCCTGGGTGCGGTGGTCGGCATCGTGACCGCCACCGGCAAGGTGAAGCAAATCGACCCGTCCGCCACCGACGGTACTCAGTACGCCGCCGGCGTGCTGATGCAGCCGTGTGATGCAGCGCTCATCGACCGCGAGGATGGGCTGATGGTGGCGCGTCACGCCATCCTCGCCGACCACGCCCTGACCTGGCCCGCCGCCATCACCGTCGCCGAGAAGCAGGCCGCCGTCCTGCAGCTGAAGAGCCTCGGCGTCCTCATCCGCAAAGGAGTCTGACCATGAACAACCCCTTCGACAATCCGTCGTTCTCGATGTCGGCGCTGACCGCCGCCATCAACATCCTGCCCAACAACTACGGCCTCATGGAAAGCATGGGCCTGTTCCCGGCCAAGCCGGTGCGCTTCCGCTCCGTCGTGGTGGAAGAAAAGAACGGCATCCTGACCCTGCTGCCGACGATGCCGGTGGGCTCGCCCGGTACGGTGGGCAAGCGCGGCAAGCGCAAACTGCGCTCGTTTGCCATCCCTCATATCCCGCACGACGATGTGGTGCTGCCCGAGGAAGTGCAGGGCATTCGCGCCTTCGGTTCGGAAACCGAACTGTCGACCGTGGCCGCCGTGATGGCCGAACACCTGCAGACGATGCGCAACAAGCATTCGATCACGCTGGAGCACCTGCGCATCGGTGCGCTCAAGGGCATCATCCTCGACGCCGACGGCTCGGAGATCTACAACCTGTTCGACCTGTTCGACATCACGCCCAAGGTGGTCAACTTCCAGCTGAGCAATGCCGCCACCGATGTGAAGAAGAAGTGCCTCGATCTCAAGCGTTACCTGGAGAAGAACCTCAAGGGCGAACGGATGAACGGGGTGCACTGCCTGGTATCCGAGGAGTTCTTCGACGCGCTGACCGCCCACGACAACGTCAAGGCCGCCTACGACCGTTGGCAGGATGGTCTGGCCCTGCGTTCCGACCTGCGCTCGGGCTTCACCTTCGCCGGCATCACCTTCGAGGAATACTCGGGCGAAGCCAGTGACGGCGACGACAATGTGCATCGCTTCATCGCTGCCGGCGAGGGGCACGCCTTTCCGCAGGGCACGGTGGATACGTTCGCCACCTACTTCGCGCCCGCTGACTTCAACGAGACGGCGAACACGCTGGGCCAGCCGCTGTACGCCAAGCAGGAGCCGCGCAAGTTTGAGCGCGGCACTGACATCCACACCCAATCCAACCCGCTGCCGATGTGCCATCGCCCTGCGGTGCTGGTGAAGGTGCTGGCGTCCTGATGGCCTTCATCGAGGACATCTACGATGCGGCGGCGCGCTCAAACCTGCTGACGCGGGCAGTCGTCGGGGGTACGGAGGTCATGGTCGATTTCCGCGCGCCCGACGAGGACGTGCTCGACGGTTTGGGCGTCTCACGCAACCACACCATCCGCTATCCGGTCAGCCGGCTGCCGAATCTCACCGCCGGCAACACGCTGGAAATTGCGGGCCAGACCTATCGCGTGCGAGAAGTAACTGCGATGGGCGATGGCACCGAGGCCAGCGCCTCGCTCACCCGACTGTAGGCCCGTCATGCCCAACTCGATCCGCGAGCAGATTCTGCAAGCGGTGACGGGGCTTCTCACGCCCGTTGCCACCGTAGCCGGGGCGCAGGTGCGGCGCTCGCCGCCGACTGGCATCACACGCGAACAGTCTCCGGCACTGCTGGTATTTCCCGAGTCGGACGCCATTACCCAGCGCCCCAACGACCGCGTCGAGCGAGATCTCGTCGTTCGGGTGGTGGCGATGGCGCGAGAGACCGGCAGCGACACGCCGGAGGTGATCGCCGACCGGTTGCTGGTGGCTGCCCACGCGGCACTGCTGGCCGACGTCAATCTCGGCGGCCTATCGCTCGGCATCCGCGAACTGGACTGCGAATGGGATGTGGAGGACGCCGATGCCACGGCAGCGGCCATTCCGTCTCGCTACCAGATCACCTACCGGACGCTTGCCGCCGATCTCTCAATCCAAGGATAAATCCATGCAAATCGAACTTCTGAAACACCACGAACACAGCGGCATTGCGCGCCACCCCGGCGAGGTCATCGACTTGGCCGAAGACAGCGCCCAGTGGCTGTGCGAAATCGGCAGCGCACGCCCTGCAGCCTCCGATTCCGCATCTTCGGCGAAACCCTCCAAGCAATCCAACACTACACAGGAGTAAGCAATGGCCTATTTTTCCGGACAAGGGCGCGTCTTCATCGGCGCGCGTGATACCAACGGCAACCCGCAGGGGTTAGTTTTCGTCGGCAACGTGCCCGATCTCAAGGTGTCGCTCTCGGTGGAAACCCTGGAACACCAGGAATCCCAATCCGGCCAGCGGCTGACCGACCTGCAGCTCATCAAGACGAAGAAGGGCGAGTTTGCCTGCACCCTGGAGGAACTGATCCAGACAAATCTGGAACTCTCCCTTTACGGATCCACCACGGCGGTCACCACCGGCACTGTGACCGACGAGCCGGTCATCGCGGCAGCGGAACTCGGCAAACTCTATTTGCTCGGCAAGCAGAACGTCTCCACCGTGGTGATCAAGGCCGGGGCCACGACCGTGGCGGCGGGAAAATACACGGTCAATGCCAAGCACGGTTCCATTCAGTTCACCGATATCACCGGTGTGACCGGTGCCATCACCGCCAGCTACAGCTATGGCGCAGCCAACGTCACCGCGATGTTCACCCAGCCATTGCCCGAGCGCTGGGTTCGCTTCGAGGGACTCAATACCGCCGACAGCAACAAGGAAGTGGTGATCGATCTCTACCGGGTGGCCATCAATCCGGCGAAAGACTTGTCGGTGATCGGCACCGAACTGATGAAGTTCGAACTGTCGGGCCAGGTGCTGGCTGATCTCACCAAGCCGGCTGCCGGGGCGCTCGGCCAGTTCGGCCGGATCGTGCTGCTGTGATGGGAAACGACACATTCGCGGTGTTGCCGCCGGTGCCCGCGTTCGTCGAAATCACGGGCGAGCGCATCGATCTCACGCCAATCAAGGTCGGGGATCTGCCGGCATTCGCCCGGGCTGTGCAACCCATCGCCGCCAGCCTC